TATGCAATATAAATATGTAAAAATTATTAAAGAGGGTGCAACGATGCCAAGTGAAGCTGATGTTAATGCAAAGATACAAGAGTTAAAAGATGCAGACACAGCAACAGAAAATAAAAAAGCATCAGGCAAACAAAAATTAAAAGACCTTGGTTTAGATGATGATGAGATAAAAGCATTAATGGGGGCATAATATGTCATTATTATTCTGCACTAATAACTCCATGTCAGCAATTACAAGTGTGCCAAGCGGTGTAATTGGTGGATCAATGGTTCTTATATCCACACAAAATGCTAGTGGTTCATCTACGATAAGTTTTACTTCAGGAATAGATTCGACCTATAAAGAGTATGTATTTAAGTTTATAGATATTCATCCGTCTACACAATCAAGTTTTACTTTTAACATGAGTGCTGATTCAGGTTCAAATTATAATGTAACTAAAACTACCACTTATTTTCATGCTTCAAATAATGAAGCTGGTGGTTCTAATGAAGCTGCTTATCAAGCTGGTAGCGATTTAGGACAAGGAACAGGTTTTCAAAGATTACAAAATTTTGCGGCTAGTAACAATGACGATTGTTGTGTTGGAACTTTACATTTATTTGATCCGTCAAATACAACATTTGTAAAACATTTTATGAGCACATTTAATAGTGTTAGTTATACTAGCACACCTTATTCAATAGAAGCGTTTGCTGCTGGTTATGGCAATACAACAAGTGCTGTTGATGCAATTCAATTTAAATTAGAAAGTGGAACTTTTGATGGAGTAATAAAATTATATGGCATTAGTTAAATATAACAATAATAGTATAAGTGATATAACAAGTGCTGCTAGTGCATCTTCTGGTGCTATGACACTTATTAAAACTTTAACTGCTAGTTCTAGTGCAACATTATCTTTTGTAGATGGTAGTTCAGATGTAGTTTTAGATAACACATATCCTATTTATTTGTTCAAATTTATTAATTTACACCCATCAGGTTCTTCTGGTGCTGGTGGTGATGGTGCACAATTTCAATTTCAAGCTAATGCTAGTGGTGGAAGTGGATATAATGAAACAATAACATCAACTTTTTTTAGAGCACAACATGATGAAGCTGATAGTTCTACAAGTTTTGCCTATGAAGCTGCTAGAGATCAAGCACAAGGAACGAGTTTTCAAGATATACATGGTCAAAACAGCAACGATGCAGATCACGGAACTTGCGGAACTTTACATTTATTTGATCCATCTAACACGACATTTGTAAAACATTTTATTTCAAGATTAAGTGGAACATCATCTGGAAACTTTGAAAGAGATGACTATTGTGCTGGATATTTTAATACTACTTCAGCAATAGATGAAATACAGTTCAAGTTTTCTAGTGGTAATATAGATTCTGGCACAATAAAACTTTATGGAATTAAGGATAGCTAATGAGTATTGTAAAATTAAATAATAATGCAGTAAAAAATGTAACTAGTTTTGGAAGTGCTTCTGGTGGTTCAATTACTTTTATTAAAAAATTAACAGCTTCTAGTTCTTCTACTTTATCATTTGTTGATGGTGCAAGTTCAGTTGTTTTAGATAATACTTATAAAGAATATTTATTTACATTTAATAACATACATCCAGCAACTAATGGTGTAGCTTTTCAATTTAATTTAAGTGTTGATGGTGGTTCAAATTATAATGTTACAAAAACATCAACATCTTTTAGAGCATATGTTTATGAAGATGGAAGTAGTGGCACACTTCAATATGAAGCAAATCATGATTTAGCACAATCAACAAATGCAGAAAGATTGTGTGCGGTTGACTTAGGAAATGATAATGACCAATCTCTTTCTGGCACTTTGAATTTATTTGACCCTTCAAATACGACATTTGTAAAACATTATATAGCACAAACACATCATAGTCATGAAGCTGATTTACCTGTAAATTTTTTTAAAGCTGGATATGGAAATACAACGAGTGCAGTAGATGCTATACAATTTTCAATGTCATCAGGTAATATAGACTCTGGAGATATAGTCTTGTATGGAATTAATTAATATGATAGATAAATAAGAATGCCAAGGTATCACAATATAAACGGTAATATAGTTCAATTTACAGCAGAAGAGGAAGCTGCTAGAGACGCTGAAGAAAAAGCTTATGCTGATGCAGCTCCTGCTAGAGCTTTAGCTAGACTTAGAGAAAAAAGAAATAGACTTCTTGCAGAGACAGACTATCTTGCTTTATCAGATAATACTCTGTCTGATGATATGAAAACATATCGTCAAGAACTCAGAGATTTTCCTGATGGTAAAGATACTGTTGAAAAATGTGAAAACGCTACTTGGCCAACTAAACCGTAAGGTAAATAATTATGTTGCAAAAAATAAGATTTGCACCAGGATTCAATAAACAAGTAACTGCGACTGGTGGAGAAGGTCAATGGGTCAATGGTGATAATGTCAGATTTAGATACGGTAAGCCAGAAAAAATAGGTGGATGGTCTCAACTAGGTTCTGTTGCAATTACAGGTAGAGCAACTGCAATCCATCATTTCGTTAATACATCTGGTATTAAGTATGCCATTTTAGGAACAAACAGAATTTTGTACGCATACTCTGGTGGTATATTCTATGATATACATCCAATTAAATCTACAACAACTTTAACATCTGCATTTTCTACAACTAATGGATCAAAGACCGTAACTTTAACTTTTTCATCAGCACACAATATCAATAAGTTTGATATTATATTATTAGATAATTTTACAGCTATAACTAATTCTGATTTTGTATCTGGAGATTTTACAGATAAAAAATTTATGGTAACTTCAATACCAACAGACACAACTCTAACAATAGAGATGGAGTCAAACGAGTCAGGATCTGGTGCGTCTACATCTGGTGGTATTAGAGTTCAACATTATTATCCTGTAGGACCTGCAGTTGAAGTTGCATCTACAGGTTGGGGTCTTGGATCTTGGGGTGGACAACAAGCTGGACAATTTACATCTACATTATCATCTTCAATAAACGCTAGTGTTACGAGTTTAACAATGGCTAGCTCATCTTCGTTTCCGTCTTCGGGAACAGTTTTAATAGGATCAGAACTAATAACGTATACGGGTAATAGTGGCGGAACCTTATCTGGACTAACTAGAGGTGCTTTAGGAACAACTGCTGCATCTCATAGTTCAGGTGCAACTGTTACAGATGCATCAAACTTTTTTTCATGGAACGCTGCAGCATCAGGAGATATTGTTACAGCACCTGGTTTATGGTCATTAGATAATTTTGGTAACAAACTTATAGCAACTATTAATGGTGGTGAAAGTTTTGAGTGGGACTCTAATCCTACAGGAGCAAACAATACTAGAGCTACTATTATAACTGGTGCACCAACTGCATCATCATTTACTCTTACGTCTACTCCTGATAGACACTTAATATTTTTTGGAACAGAAACAACCATTGGAACAAAATCTACACAAGACCCAATGTTTATTAGATTCTCATCTCAAGAAGATATTAATACTTACACACCATCAGCAACAAACACAGCTGGTACACAAAGACTTGCAGATGGATCTAAAATTGTAGGAGCGATAAGAGGTCGTGATGCAATTTACGTTTGGACAGATACTGCTTTATTTACCATGAGATTTGTTGGACCTCCATTTACTTTCTCGTTCCAACAAGTTGGTACTAACTGTGGATTAATTGGACAAAACGCAGCTGTTGAAGTTGATGGTACAGCTTATTGGATGTCAGAGAATGGTTTTTTTAGATATGCAGGTAGATTAGAATCATTACCTTGTTTAGTTGAGGACCATGTATTTGATGACATAAACACTATTCCAAAACAACATATTAACGCTGGTTTAAATAACTTATTTGGTGAAGTAATATGGTTTTATCCAAACTCTGGTTCTGGTGTTGTTAATAGAATGGTTTCATTTAATTATTTAGATTCAAGCCCTGAACGTCCAGTATGGACAACTGGTACATTAGCTAGAACCGCATGGCAAGACTCTGCTATATTTGGAAAACCACACGCAACAGAATATGACTCAAGTGCAGAAACAGCAGACACCGATGTTAATTATGTTCATGGTAACACCGATGGTGCATCAACATACTATGAACACGAAACAGGTCTCAATCAAGTAAAAGCCGGTCAAACATCTGCTATTACTGCAAGTATAGAATCTGGTGATTTTGATATTGGCCAACAAGGACTATCTGGAGATGGTGAGTTTATGATGAAGATAAGAAGAGTCATACCAGATTTTTTAGCACAAACAGGTGATGCTAGAGTTACATTAAATTTAAGAGACTTTCCAAATCAAACACAGGCTAGTTCAACATTAGGTCCATTTACAATTAATAGTAGCACGACCAAAGTAGATACACGAGCAAGAGCTAGATCTA